CAAAGATTGAAGGTTCGTCTGGTGGTGATAGCGTGGCAACGCCTTCTGTAAATGTGGCAAACCTTATGGCAACACAAAAACCAGTACAAGCTGTATCAACGACAACAGGCGCAAGTGCAGAGCAACAGATACAAGATACACGGGTTTACGTAGTGGAGAGTGATATAGCCGCAACGACTAAAAAAGTAGCAGTAGCACAAGCTGAAGCGACGTACTAAATTTGACAAAACAAACATTTTTATATTTTATTAATATGAAACCGATATTTTATTTAGATTTTGACTTTGACGATTTGGAAGCTGGTGTGAAACTTATTTCATTAGTAGACAAACCAGCGGTTAAACGTGATTTTGTTTGCTTCAAAGAAGATGAGATAAAATTCTCTTTTGATGAAGCAAAACATCTTATATCAGGTGTTGTTCTTTTAGCTGATGTGCCTATTTATAGGTTTAATAAAAAAAGGGGTGAGCACTATATTGTTTTCAAAAAAGAAGGCATACGCAAAACTATGGAGCAATTCTTTAAAAAAGGTTTAATTTCAAGTGTTACTTTACAGCATAAAGATGATACCCAAATAGAAGGTATTTATATTGTTGAGAGTTACATCAAAGATAGTGAACGTGGAATAGTTCCAATTGAATTTGCAGACGTGCCAGATGGCAGTTGGATTGTAACGTATAAGGTTGATAATTTGGAGCTATGGGAACAGATTGTCAATGGAAACGATTTAAACGGATTTTCAATTGTTGGCGATTTTGATTTCTATTTAGATAAAAAGAAAGACGATATTAACGAATTTATTAACAATTTAATTTAACAATGGAAAAGAAAACAATGCGATTAAAACTTGCTAAAATGCTGCAAGCATTTGGTGAGCAAAATACTGATAATGGTATTTTGATGTATGAGGGTGAACTCGCTATTGACGTGGAAGTATTTATCCAAGATGAAGAGGGCGAAGTAGTGCCAGCTCCAGATGGTGAATATAAAAGCGAAGATGGTAAAGTGATTGTTGTTTCTGGTGGCAAAGTAGCCGAGTTAAAAGAAGCTGAAAAACCAGCCGAAGAAGCACCAGTTGAACAAGCCGAAGAGCCTATCGAAGAAGCTCCAAAAGAAGAACCACAGCCTGACAAGGTTGCTGAACTCGAAGCTATTATTGCAGAAAAGGATGCTGAAATTGAAAAGCTAAAAGCAGAAATTGAAGCGATGAAAGCAGAAAACACCGAATTAAAAATGTCAAGTGACGCAAAACCAGCTGCAACCGAGATTAAAGATATTAAACTTGGGAGCGAAAAAGAAAACAAAGCTCTTAAATTTTTCAAATAATAAACTAAAAACAAAGAAATTATGGCAATTAATGTAGCAGGCTTAACAGCCTATGTAGATGAACAAAGACTACCTTTAATCAAAAAGGCAGTCTTGAACGCAAAATCGGCTCAACTTTTTAACCTTCAAACAGGTTGTAAAGGTGGAGGCAAAACAGCGTTAAACCTTTTAACAACCAATGTAGTATTTGGTAGTGGTGCGGATTGTGGTTTCACAGATGCAGGCTCGAATGTATTCACCCAACGCTATATTGAAGCAGGTGCGTACAAAGTGAATATGTCATTTTGCGACAAATCAATGGCAAAATACTGGATGGGCTACGAAGTTAAAACAGCCGCTGGCAAAGAAACACTTCCTTTTGAACAAGATTTTGTTGAGAACATTATCGCAAAAGTAAACGAAGGCGTTGAAAAAGCTATTTGGCAAGGTGACAAAACTTCACAAGATGCTAACTTGAACAAAGCAGATGGTTTGCTTAAGATTTTAACCAATGCTAATGGTGTTATCGTTCCACTCGTTTTGGAAGCACCTACCGTAAAAGTTGCTATCGATGCAGCTTACTTGTCTATCCCAGTTGAAGTATTACCAACCGCCTCTATCGCTGTAGGTCAAGATGCTTTCCGTACTTATGTATTAGCTTTATCAGCTGCTAATCTTTATCACTACAATCCAGAAGTAGATGGTCAAATGGAAGTTTATATTCCAGGAACTACTACCAAAGTTTATGGCTTGGCTGGTTTGAACGGTACTAAAAAAGTTGTTGCTGCTGATTTTGGTAACAACATTTTTTATGGCACAGATATGGAAGGTGACGAAGAAACTTTTGACTTGTGGTATTCTAAAGATAACCAAGAGTTCCGTTTGGCTATCAATTTCGCTGCTGGTGTACAAGTAGCATTCCCTGACCAAGTAGTATTGTATGGCTATTCTGAAATTCCTGCCCCAGTAGTTCCTACTGATGGCGAAAATGTATTAAAAGCATTACAAGATGTTTTGGCTCTCGGTTTAACTTGGAGTAATGACCAAGATGGTACTATCACAGCTGCTAACACTGCAATCGCTGTACCTGCTGCTAATTGGGCTCAAGGCGTGACCGCTGTTGCTGCTGCTGGCGCTGGTGCATTGGCTGATGATGTAGTTGTAACAATTACGAGTGGAAGTGTAGTCGATACGTCGGTAGTAATTGCAGACCCTGCGTAAATTAACGGATAGGGGTGTAAAATCCCCTATCTTTTTATTAACAAATAAATATAATAAAATATGGCTTGCTCAATAACGATGACAGGTATCTCTTCAGAATGTAAAGATTCTATTGGTGGTATCAAAGCGGCTTACATAGCCGAACACGCAGACGTGGGTTCTTTAACCGAAGCACAGAATGTCATTTCAGCCATTACAATGGCTGTTGGCAAAACTTTCAAACCATTTGTGTTTAGAAAAGAAACAGGTAATTTCACATCAACTATTAACAGCGACGATGCTGCTGGAACTACTTTTGTACAGAGCGAAATTGTTTTGCAATTCACAAAACAAGAAACTGCTAAACGATTGGAAATTGCAGCTCTTATGGTTGGCAATTGCGCTGTGATTATCGAAGATGGTAATGGTAAATTTTGGTTCTTTGGTGAAGATTTCCCAGTAGTATTGACCGCTGGTTCTGCAGCTTCTGGTACTGCTATGGGCGACTTTAATGGGTACAACATTACATTGACCGATAAATCAAAAGCGTTGCCAAAAGAAGTTAAAGCTGATATTATCGCTGGTTTACTTCCTTCTTAATAATCTTTTTCTATTAAAAAAGCTCTTTGTTCAATTGACAAAGGGCTTTTTTTTATATTTATATATCAAATAGGAGCAAATTATGATATATTTAGACGAAAACACGACACAAATAAGCATACCCAAGACAAAAAGTACGCTATATTCTAACTTTTTACTGACTTTTACGAACTCTTTAACTAAAAAAAGTACTACTTATCAGGTAGTAAATGTTAGTGATAGCCTTGTTTATTACACATTTAATGTATCGATTTCACTTTCTGATGCTGGGGAGTACGAATATACTCTATTCCCCGATGAAATTGGTATGGATTATTGCGAAAGTGGGCTTGCTGTTTGGGGCAATTACGAGCGAGCAACCGTTCAACACGATAAAATTAACGAGAAAAAACAATATACACGATAATGGAAAACATAACATTTTCACAAATTGAACGTAAAGACCTTCCCCTTTACGAAGAAGTAAAGGCAAAAGGGAAAGATTACGTATCGTATGGCAAAGACAACCTATTTCCCCAATACATCTGGGACTTATATTTGCGTTCGGCTGTATTGCAATCTATCGTCAATGGCACAGGCGATTATGTTATCGGCGAAAAGATGCTATACAATTCTATGTTAGAGCCAAACGCACGAAGTATAAACAAAGAAGGTGAGTATTTAGATGATGTTATAAAACAAATAACATCTGACTATCTTATTTTTGGTGGTTTTGCTATTCAGATTATGTTTAATAAAATGGGCGGCGTTGCTGAACTTTACGCTTTGGATTTCCAACGAATAAGAGTAAACGAGGACTTGACAAAGGTTTACTACTCGGATAGCTGGGGGAAATGGGGGACAAAGGCATTAGAGTATGATATTTTCGATGGTAAAAGCAGAAAAGGAACGAGTATTTTTTATTTTAAGGGGCATATTACTCGTGGTGTTTATCCGATACCAAAATACAATGGCGCTTTGGCGGCTGTTGAGACAAGCACTGAAATCAGCAAATTCCACTTAAATAACATATTGAATAACTTTGCAGCATCGGCGGTTATTTCGTTTAATAACGGAGTGCCAGAAGAAGATGTTAAAAAGGAAATCGAAAAAGATATTAAAAATAAATTTTCAGGGAGTGAAAATGCAGGTCGTTTTATTTTATCGTTTAATCAAAGTAAAGAGAATGCCACAACGATAGAGCGTTTGTCGTCTGATGACTTTGATAAGAAGTTTGAGGCTTTGCAAAAATCAACCACCAAAGATATTTTCATCGCTTGGCGTGCAACGCCTGCCTTGTTCGGTTTAAATCCTGAAAATAACGGATTCTCTAAACAAGAATTTTTAGAGGCTTTTGAGCTTTATAACAAAACGATGGTCAGCCCGATACAAGATGACCTTACACGCTGTTTTGATAAGATATATCAAACCGAAAAGAGCATAACTTTTGTACCTTTCAAATTAGAAACAGAGGAGGTCGCACAATGAACTATAACAACATTCTATTGATAAGCGAACAAACGCTAAAAGCGGATAGCCTAATCAATGACAACGTAGATAATCAATATATCTTACCAGCTATCACATTGGCGCAGGATACAGGCTTGCAGCCATTGATTGGTACTAAATTATTTCAGAAGCTACAAAAGTTAGTAAACGATTCTGAAATTGGTTTATCCGCAAATGCTATCTACAAAACGCTACTCGACGACTATGTTACTCCGTTTATGGAGTATAAAACAATGGTAGAAATACAGATACCATTATCGTACAAATATAGAAATATGGGTATCGTTCAAACGAGCGATGAAAGGGTTGCCAATAGCCAAATGCGAGATGTGCAATATCTTATTGATTATTACGATAACAAATCCACATTTTATGCAAATAGAATGACTGATTGGCTGTGTGCTAACGCTCAATCATTGCCAGAGTATAGAGAATCCGATACGGTTGCCGATATGAATGCAAATAACAAAGCCT